GGGGGGGGGGGGAGGAAGAGAGGCAGCAGCCTTTATGCAAACATCATCATGATGTAAAAACCATGACGGAAGATCGGTATCAGGAATATCGATATTGATTGGAAATACTAGACAATGGTGGGGGTATCAAATCTCTACAAATTTGTTGAACATTGACCGCCGCCCCCTCAAACGTGAATTTTCGCAGAATTAAATAGGGGGGATAGGAAAAAAGGACAAGAGTTTTCGCAGAAGGTGTTGTAAAACAAGCAGTTATTCGCAAAATGGGGTATGAGTATTTCGTTAAAAAGTTAGGAAAAATAGGAATTATAAGGGTCAAAATGCAGTAAAAATGGCTGTGTTTTGACCTGTTTTTTATGTCTGGAAACAGGAAGGATGGTGAGAGGCATGACAGAATTACAAGCCGAACAGATTAGGAAAATGCGGACGCAGGGAGTTGGCTATCGTGCCATCGCTTCCGTGGTAGGGCTGTCCCGTGACATTGTGAGGAACTATTGTCGGTCGCATGGTATGGATGGATATGCTTCTGCGCTTACAAAAAACATTCAGGAACAGATGATGTTAGGAAAGGCGTGTTTGTATTGTGGAGCAGAACTGATACAACCATCTACAGGCAGACCAAAGAAGTTTTGCTCAGATAAGTGCAGACGGGAATGGTGGAAAGCACACCCAGAAAAACTGCATCGGAAAGACACGGCAATTTATACCATGACCTGTACGAGATGCGGAAAAGAATTTACGAGTTATGGAAATAAGAATAGAAAGTATTGTAGTCATGACTGTTATATAAAAGCACGATTTTGGGAGGGATTGGAAGATGGAATTCAGAAAGCTGCGGATTAAGGATTTGATTCCGGCATCCTATAATCCGAGAAAAAAACTCAAGCCGGGAGATAAAGAATTTGAAAAAATAAAAAACAGTATTACGGAGTTCGGATATGTTGAGCCGATTATTGTGAATTCAGATATGACGATTATCGGTGGACACCAGAGAGCCACGGTTCTTCAAACATTAGGGTATAATGAAATTGATTGTATTGTCATTGAAATTGATAAAACAAAAGAGAAAGCACTGAATATTGCCCTGAATAAAATTACAGGAGAATGGAATCAGGAACTTTTAGCAGATTTGATTGAAGATTTGCAAAAATCAGATTTTGATGTTGGATTTACCGGATTTGAACCGCCGGAAATTGAGCAGTTATTTAATAAGGTTCATGATAAAAAAATCAAAGAAGATGATTTTGATGTGGATGCTGAGTTGAAGAAACCTGCAATGACAAAGCAGGGAGATGTGTGGATGCTTGGAATGCACCGACTGGTGTGTGGGGATTCCACTTTACCTGAGACTTATGAAAAACTTATGGAAGGAAAGAAAGCTAATCTTGTAGTAACTGATCCGCCATATAATGTAAATTATGAAGGAAGTGCAGGAAAAATCCAAAATGATAATTTGGAAGATGATAAATTTTATAATTTTCTGTTTGCCGCATTCGTGAATATGGAACAGAACATGGAACGTGATGCTTCCATTTATGTGTTCCATGCGGATACCGAGGGATTAAACTTTCGCAGGGCGTTTAAAGCAGCAGGATTTTATCTTTCCGGTACATGCATTTGGAAAAAGCAGTCATTGGTTTTAGGAAGAAGTCCTTATCAATGGCAGCATGAGCCGATTTTATTTGGATGGAAGTTGGGTGGAAAGCATATGTGGTATTCAGACAGAAAGCAGTCCACCATATGGGAATATGACCGCCCGAAGAAAAATGATATGCATCCGACTATGAAACCCGTGGAACTGGTGGCATATCCAATCCGTAACTCCAGTATGAGTAATTGCATTGTCTTAGATCCATTTGGTGGAAGCGGTTCTACGATGATTGCCTGTGAACAGACAGGGCGTATTTGCAGGACGATAGAACTGGATGAAAAATATGCGGATGTGATAGTACATCGCTATATGGAATTTGTGGGAAGTGCAGAAGACGTATATGTAATACGGGATGGGAAGAAAATAAAATATTCAGAGCTAATGAAGGAAGGTGACACGCATGACGCAGTTGACCTTCCTTGATTTATGCTCAGGCATTGGAGGATTCCGTTTAGGTTTGGAATCTGCCGGCCATAAGTGTGTGGGATATTGTGAATATGATAAATTTGCAAGGGCTTCATACGAAGCAATGTATGATACGGAAGGAGAGTGGAAAGCGGATGATGTTACAAAACTTAAACCATCCGATGTGCCAAGAGCAGACATCTGGTGCTTTGGATTCCCCTGTCAGGATATTTCAGTCGCAGGAAAGCAACGGGGACTGGTCGGAAAAAGAAGTGGAATATATTTTAACATTATTGACCTCCTCAAAGGCAAAGAAGAAAGTGATAAGCCCACATACCTTTTTGTTGAAAACGTTAAGAACCTGCTATCAATTAATGCAGGATTCGATTTTGCCACGGTTTTGTCTGAAATGGGAGAAGCAGGGTATGACTGTCGCTGGCAGGTGCTTAACTCAAAAGACTACGGAGTTCCACAAAACAGAGAGCGCGTGTTCATTATCGCAAATCTTAGAAGCAGAGGTAGACGAGAAATATTATCTCTCAGAGGAAAAAACAAAGCAGCTCTTAACCAGATTATAGGCGGAATGCAGGGATACCGAGTATATGATTCTCAGGGAGTTTCTACTACATTGATTGGAAATGCGGGAGGAATGGGAGCGAAGACGGGACTTTATTTTATAGATCAAAGCAAAGTTGCACCGAAGATTACGGATACTGCAAGATGTTTGACAGCGAGATACACAGCGGGAATGGTAAATCATACGGCAATGAATTCTGCGGTTATGGAAGTGCATCCTGTTTTGACACCAGAGCGGATGGAAAAACGTCAGAATGGAAGACGAATGAAAGAAGATGGAGAGCCAATGTTTACGCTGACTTCCCAAGATCGACACGGTGTGTATTTTTGTGAGAAACCCGTTAAATCTGTGAAAGTGAAAAACGCAACAAAAACTGGATATGAAGAAGCACATCTGGGAGATGGAATTGTACTTGCGTATCCGAATAGCGATACCCGCCGTGGAAGAGTCGGAAAAGGATGTTCACAGACATTAGATACCGGATGTCAGATGGGGACATTGATGAGGTGTGGAAGAATCCGGAGATTGACACCAAAAGAATGCTTTCGATTGCAGGGGTTTCCGGATGAATTATACGAGCGTGCCGCTTCCGTGAATTCTGATTCACAGTTGTATAAGCAGGCGGGAAATGCCGTAACAGCGACGGTTGCGTATGCATTGGCGATGTGTCTTCCTGAAAGTCAGAAAGATGGTTAAAATGCTTGACTTTATGGGCGTTTAGAGTGATGTATGTAGTACCAAAAAAGAAGGGAGACTGCATACATGAGAATTGAAACGATATGTGAAAACAGAAAAGAATTGGTAAAAGCGATGGTAGAAATATTGGGAGAACCTTCAAAATATTTAGGACCGCCAAGTTTTGGATACCGGATAGGGGGTGCAATTGTGGATCGCGATGGAAACATTGAAACAGAGGATGGCGAAATGCTTCAGAAAGAACTGCAGCGAAGGGGATTCATTGAAAACAATCAGGAAGGATTAAATTTACAGATTCCGATAGAAGGTCATACCGCTGAGAGCATACGAAATCTTATTTTTATGATTCATAGTAAACAGTATCTTTTGAAGCGGGCTGTAGGTATGGAAGTACTGCACATGAGTGAGCGTCTGATTGAGAGATTATCAGAAGAAAAAGATGCGGATATGAATAAGGTAATGGAGATTTTTGCAGAAGAAAAAGTACATTGCTTTGGGTTGGAGTTTGTGGCTGACAAAATTGTTTTTAATGGATTTCCGATGGAAGCAGAAAGTACAATTTCTTTTGCGGAATTGACCTGCATGATGGCAGAACGTGCAAAAGAGATGAAGTGGATTAATCCTGTGGAGACAATTGAGGCAAATGAAAAATATTATATGCGCATCTGGTTGATTCGTCTAGGACTTGGAGGAAAAGGCGGAAAGAAAACAAGGGATCTCCTTTTGAAGAATCTGAAAGGGAACACGGCTTTTCGGACGGAAGAAGAAAAGGAACGTGCAAAAGAGCGCAATCGGCAGAGAGCCGCTGAACGGAAAGTAACACAGGAATAGTTTTCTGTAAAATACACAATTTCTCTCCTGAATTTTTGTGTACATTATTGTTTGAAATGACTGGATAATATGTGCTTTTAGAGTGATATATAGACTACGAAAAAAACACATAGGAGGCGCAACAAAATGAAAACACAGAAGTTCGGGATTGAAATTGAATTAACCGGAATCACCAGAAAAAAAGCAGCAGATGTTATCGCAGAATATTTCGGAACAGAGAAATTTTATATCGGGACGTATTATCAAACTTACGGGGCAAAAGACCGTAAAGGAAGAACGTGGAAAGCAACATTTGACTCCAGTATTATTGCACAGAGAAAAAAGGGTGGAAGAAGGGAGCCTGCCTCGGAAGAATATAAATGTGAAATTGTTAGTCCGATTTTAGAATATGAAGACTTGGAAGATTTGCAGGAAATTGTTCGTCAGCTTCGGCATAAGGGGGCATTCGCAAGTGACCAATGCGGCATTCATATCCACGTGGATGCAAGCAGATATACACCTCAGACTTTACGCAATCTGGTAAATATCATCGCCAGCAAAGAGGACATTTTATATAAAGCTTTACAAATTGATCCGGCTAGGCTTCGATGGTGTAAAAAGACAAATGAACAGTTGATTCAAACGATTAATAAAAGAAAACCCAAAACAATGGAAGAATTAAAGGACATCTGGTATGAGGGGAGTCATAGAAGAAGGACAGACCATTACAACGATACTAGATATCACGGTTTAAATCTTCATGCGACTTTCACAAAAGGAACGGTAGAGTTCCGATTGTTTAACAGCACGACGCATGCAGGGGAAATCAAAGCATACATACAATTCTGCCTTGCAGTCAGCCATCAGGCATTGACGCAAAAGAAAGCGAGTGCCAGAAGAACAGTTACAGATAATGAAAAATACGCATTCCGGTGTTGGATGCTCCGGTTGGGATTAAACGGGGATGAATTCAAAACCTGCAGGCTTCATTTTCTGAAACATTTGGAAGGAAATTCTGCATGGAGACATGCTGCTTGAAGGAAATAGGCACAGCCCCATCAATGGCGGTCGAGAGACCGGCTTGAGGTGGGAGGAGGGGGACCTCCCCATCAACAGAGGAAGGAGGAAGGAAAAACCCAAAAAAAAAA